CTAAACAAACACTAGATAATCTTTTAGAAGCAGAATCACATATTCGTGCTGCAATTAAATCTGCTGCTGTGAATGAAACTCCTTTAGTTGTTAAACAACTTTCACAACTCCTAATGGATATGGAACAGTGTAAAAAGTTTGATGAAATCATGGATATGCTACAAGACCGTGGAGATGGTAGTAGTGGCAAGTTTGGACCTTTCTTTACCGATGAATGAATATAAATAAAACCTTAAATTCCTAGATATTATTGGATTCTAATGTTAGAATATCAACACAGAACAAGAAATCTATGACTTTACCAAAAAACGGCAAAAAATTGACCGAAATAGAGGAAAAAAGTATGAAAATTGCCCTAAAAGAAGCGGGTATTCGTGCAATTCACCCAGAAAGAATGGAGGCTCTTGCTGATTATTTGGTAGAAAAAGTAAAAATGGAAAATAAATAAAAGTATAAAAACAATAACACGATGGAAAACATAGAAACTCACATCGCAAAGGACAAAGAAATCCTTGACAATCCTATGATTTCTCCCAATCAACGTCGCCACATTGAAGGCGAACTACATGAATTGGAAGAATATGCAGAACATCATAAAGAAGAAATTGAAGCAGGTGATCATCATGACCCATCACCATTAGAACTTTATTGTGACGCTAACCCATCAGAACCCGAATGTCTAGTTTATGAAGATTGATTGAGACAGTTTGAGAAGTGGCACACTGACCCTCCTAGGGTCTTTTTTATGCTCTATATTACTAAAGTAATCAATCAAAATCATGTTTACTACTCTTTTTGAAGACGGTTCTCTACAAGAATACATCAGTAAAAATGCTGAAGATCCTTGGATTGGGTCATCTTTTGAAGGTTATGTTCATATGTCACCAAAACAAAAGGGTGAGTTTGGTGAACGTTTCGTATCAAAGTTCTTTGAAACTATGATGTGTACGGTAAAACGTGCTAAAACTTCTACTGCTGGACATGATCGTGTGATTGATAACATTCTTACAGAAATTAAGTTTTCTCTTGCCACTCGTAATAAAAATGGTGGAGTGAATAAAGATCAATTTATAATCAATCACGTTTCTAAAGACAAAGATTGGGAACGACTTGTTTTCTTTGGCATCAATCAAAGCGAGATTGATTCTCGTTTAATTTGGTTTAATAAAGAAGACTTTCTTATCCATCTTGAATCTGAAGAAAACTGTTTTGCTGCACAGCAGGGTGGTAAATCTATTGGAAACGATGATTACATTTGCACTAAAGTTAATCATCTGTTAGAATGTGACTTCGTGAAGAGTATTACTGAATGGTAAATCTTTATCTTGGAGATTGTTTAGATATTTTATCAACACTAGATGATAATAGTGTTGATATGATATTAGTAGATTTACCTTATGGCACAACTGCCTGCAAGTGGGATAGTATCATCCCACTAGATCAATTGTGGAGGCAATATAATAGAATCTGTAAAAAAGATGGTGCAATGGTATTCACTGCTGCACAACCATTTACAACTATTCTTGCAGCATCAAATATAGAGAACTTTAAGTATGAGTGGATATGGGAAAAACCTCAAGGAACTAACCCTATGAATGCCAAAGTTATGCCTCTTAAGAGTCATGAAAACATTTTGGTATTTTATAGAAAGAAACCGACATATAATCCTCAAATGTGGCAATCTACTCCTTACAGTGGATTCTCATCTAAAACTGCAAAGATTGGGGAAGTTTATGGTTCTGCACAATCTAAACATCGGGATAATCCAGAAGGATCAAGATACCCTAAGACAATATTAAAATTCAAACAAGATAAAGGATTTCATCCAACACAAAAACCTGTGGGTCTTATGGAATATCTTATCAATACATATTCTAATCCTGGTGATACTATTTTGGATAATACTATGGGTAGTGGTACAACTGGTGTCGCATGTGTAAATACTGGTAGAAATTTTGTAGGGATAGAAAATGATGAGGGATATTACACTATGGCAGAGCAAAGGATTGACACTGCTATGCCAGTTGTAAAAGTGGCACAGCAGCCATTTAATCCATTAGAAGATGCCCTATATTAAAGAGGTGAAGGGGAGACCTGACACAATATACCGAGAGGTAAATCAAATGTGTTCCCTTACGTGGAACCGCCTCTCACACCATTTCTTTTCATCATGGGCACTCGTTCTCGCATTGGTATTCAACTCAAAGGTGACAGCATTATGTCTGTCTACTGTCATTGGGATGGTTATCCTTCCTTCAATGGTCGCGTTCTCCGTGAGCATTACACTACTGTTGAACAAGTTCGTGAACTGATTGATGGCGGTAACATTTCATCTCTCCACACCAATGCAGGTTGGAAGAATGAAACTCTGCCTGAAACTGGTCCCCAATACTACACCTCGCGTGGAGAATCTATCAGAGATAATGAACCACGGATTGATGATAACATCGTTGAATATCTGAACGATGGTGAAGAGTATGCTTATATCTTCAATCGTTTCAATGAGTGGGTCTGCTACGATGTTCGTGATACTACTGCCAAACTGACTGAAATCCCTGCTGGTCCACTTACCTAAGTGTCCTATGGCATCCTGAAACCCTCTCAGGATGCTCTACAATACATTCATACAAGGGAAACCACCCATGACTGCCACCTTCACCGACTACGTTGCTCAGAAAGATGCTCAGAACACCATTCAACTGAATGTCACCAAGTATGGTCTGATGCTTTGTGATGCTCTCCAGCAAAATCATCAACGTCAGCATCCAAATGGTCGCAACTATTCTTATGCACTGATCTCTGGTCGTAAGTATCATAAAGTGATGCAGTGTGTAGATGGTCAGATTGAATCAGTTCACTGCTTCATTGATAAGAAAACAGGTGAAGTATACAAGGCAGCATCAATCAAAGCACCTGCAAAAGGTGTTCGTTTCAATCTGCTAATTATTGAAGAACGTGAATGGTTGCTGGAAAATGCAGATTGGGCAGGTTCTTATCTTTACAAGAACTGAGGGTTAAATGGAAGTAAAGTACCATGAGGAAAGAATACCATTTATTGTCATAGATAATCTCTATGATGAAGATGAAAGATCTGAAATCATGATAGAGTTGGACTATCTTTGTACTGAAAGGAGGTTAATTCCTCCTTTTGAAGACAATCATGGTGCAAAAAATGATAACAATAATAATGTAAAAAATGTTGGTTGTCAGTATCTTGAATCTTTCTATGTAAATAGAAAGCACTCAAATATCCTACAAATAACTGAAAAGTTATTCATGGATGATGGTAGTTTAATCTCAAATCATCCTCACTGGTATTTTGATATTTCGTCAATTGATGAACATTTTACACATATTTTATATTATGAAGATACGAATGAATATCCTGCCCATAGAGATGTATGCAGATTTACCGCACTGACTTATTTTTATAGAGAACCTAAAAAGTTTGATGGTGGAGACTTACAATTTACAGATCATCAGGTTCAGATTGAATGTGTGAACAATCGTGTCATTGTCTTTCCATCAATGTTGCATCACCGCTCAACACCTGTTAGAATGTCTGAGAAGGACACCCACACCAAAAATGGAAAATTTTGCATCACCCAGTTCCTTGACAGGAAATAGCAACAACTAAGTTATTTCTAATTTTTTCATCAAAAATCAAATTATTATGGCACACGAATACGATCTCACAGAACAATCTGACCTTGATATGTTGGATGAGGTTGATGGTGAGTATTACAATTGGGACCAGAATCACTCTGGTTATTTGTGGTTGACTGACGCATGTGTGGAGAAGTATGGATTAGAGAAAGGTATGGATGTAGAACTCATTGACTGGGATATTTGGGATGATGAGTATTACTCTGAATATAAAGGGATGGGATTAAAATGGGATCTTCCTATTCAACAATATGCCTCGGTGCATGATAAGGATGGTAAGTATCTCCGTGATTGTACTTATGAAGACTGGGAAGTATGTAAGGCAAATGGTATTAAGGAAGAAATGTTAAGTGATGAAGGTTGTGAAGTTATGGGATGGTGTGACGGATGAATATATCATGTGATCGGTGGATTGTCTCATGGAAACGTGAGAAGAAAAATGGTTACACTTCAACTCAGGAGGTTGTAGTTTATGGAATCAAAAATGTTGAGCACGTCATTAGCACAATGGTTCCGACAGATGAATGGAGTGTAAAACCAGCATGACTGCTAAAGAAAAACTTTTATTCGTCTCATCTTTTATCTGGTTTTTACATTGGGGAACATGTCTAGCATCTACACTACTGGATACGGTTATTCTAAGATCATCTGTGAGGATGTTACCTCTTGGTTTCTGAATAACTTTTTCCCACGTCACAAAATTGATGTGGATATCATTCATCGTGGATTGATACGTGAAAATGTACTGGGGTATTGTGATGTTGTGGGACATAACTATCGTCCCCGTCATTTTATGATTGAACTTCAGACTGGTATGGATAAAGAAACGTATATTAAAACTCTTTTGCACGAACTGACGCATCTGAAGCAATGGGTAGAGGGTTCTTTGCGTTTTCGGAGTGGAAAATTGTGTTATTCACAAGAACCCGTTGAAAATTGGGACTATGAGCATCAACCACATGAAATTGAAGCACGAGAGGAAGAAGTAAGGTTATATGATTGGTATATGAGTGATACTTTTGGTGTGCCAGTTGGTTAAACTGTCCACCATTCCCCCACAGGGCACCTAAACCCTGTATATTAAAGGAGTCAAAACAACAGACCCATGACTACTTTCTACGTTGCCTGCCCCGCCACTGGCGAGTCTGAAACTGTTACCGATCTTGATCGTGCAATGGATGTTTGTTATTCTATGCACGATGAGTCAGGATCTTATGCCTACATTCGTGATAATATTGGCGATGTTGTTGGGGAGTATGGTGACATTATGAACGATATTGATGAGCATCTAATCTGATGACAAAATTTGCTGGTAATTATCAAGGTCCACTCTACGCTCAACATCCTGATCTTAAAATCATGAATCGTTCCGAACTTCAAGACAAGTACATTCTTGCAGACATTGACGCAATGGATTTAGATGATATGTATACAATTCTCTATGATTTACTTGAAGAAAAAGTATCCAAACTAAGTGATAAAGAATTGATGGAAGATGTTAAAGAGTATCACTCACATTTGTTGGAACCTACCGTCAGCGAACTGGAAGAAACTGCCCCTGATTATGGAGTAGGTAAGTGAAAACAATTGTTATTATTGGTATTGGTATCCTTCTTTGGACTAATACTTCTGCACGTCAATTAATTGCTGACGGACTCTACCAAACTGCTGATTTTGTGCAACCAAAATGAAAAATCTTCATCTTCAACATCCAGAAGATTCTGTTCTTACAGGAAATCTTTCTATCCTAGATTGGTTTCAAAAAGAATCGTATGTTTCTGTAAAAATGGACGGTTGCCCTGCGATTGTATGGGGCAAAGATCCTGCTACTGACACATTTTTTGTCGGTACGAAAGCAGTATTCAACAAGAAAAAGATTCGTATTGCACATTCTCATGATGAGATTGATGTTCATTATGAAGGTGAAGTAAGAGATATTTTGCATGATTGTTTTGATTGTCTACCACGGACTGATCAAATTATTCAGGGAGATTTTATTGGATATGGTGGAGATGACACGTATAAACCCAATTCTATTGAGTATGTGTTCCCAGAAATTGTATGTCAAAGTATTATCGTAGCACCACATACAATCTATACTGCTGATAATGATCTTCGTGATGCTGTTGCATCATGTTTGGTTACGTCACTTGAAAGCACTATGGAAGTATTATTCGTGAAACCTGATGCGTGGTGTGAAGATGATTCATTCAAAGATATTGTTGAGTTTGCACGACAAATGTCACAACTATGTGAATTCGTGAGTGATAAAAAAGCAAGACAAGTTGAAAAGGTTATCAATACTTTCATAAGAGTCTCTTCTGAACTGGATCCAGAGGCACTTGCCGCTGCTGCTGACTGTGATGTAAACTTAATGCGTTTTTGGAAACTTATATGGACAATTAAGATGGATAAATTGTCAATTTGTGCTAATAATGGACCTTTTGCTTATCTTGGAAAGAAGTATATTTCTGCTGAGGGTTATGTTTTATCTAATGAGCATGGTTCATATAAACTGGTAGACCGTCAGCAGTTTTCACAGTATAACTTCAACTATGGACGGTTTGCAAACTGTCTGAATTGACCACTGGGGCAGCACTGTCTGCCCTATACTAATTTCAGTTGAGACAAACCAATGTCTTTCACTCAAGAGCAAATTCTTGAACTCTGCTACATTGCATATCCTTGGGCAAAAAAGGATGAATGTCAGGATGAATTTTTTATGGAGAGTGCTGTTATGTGGCCCTTTCCATGGGAAAATTGGATGAATGGTCGCCAACCTGAACCATCCTTTGAAAATCTGAAAAATTGGGTGGAATCACGGGTTCATATTACTGGACGATCCTAGAACTGGCATACTCTGCCTGATTTCACTCACTAACTAACACTTTTTTTCAAATGTCATCTCTCTTCTACCACGAATATTACTCCGATGGAGTCGTATACAAAACAGAGGAAAAGGACACTGACGAAAAGTTCGAGGCGCTCTTAGAACTGGTTACCAGTCTCCAATCTCGTATTGAGGAACTGGAATCCAGTCAATCTGACTAGTGTCACATCAGCGACAGACACTGACCCCTGACCCTGTAGACTAATCACATGAGAAACGAAACCATGAACGAACCAAAATGCATTGCCGTCATCGGTGGTGACTATCTTGACGGACATTACGAAGGAGAGTGCTTCGATTCTCTTCGCCTCTTTGACTGTCAATCAACGGCAGATGCCTACAAGGAAGAAATCAAAGACGATTTTGAGTACGTACTGATGAAAGTCCTTCCCATCTCACAATACAGCATGATGATGGGTGGGACAATCGAATAGGTGGCACAAGGTTTCGGCACAGACCTCAAAATCGTGTATTGTAGTTTCAAGTCAAACAAACGACACCAAAAATGATTAACAACGACACACTTGAAATGTTAATGAGTCGTGAACAGTTAATGGAAGATATCATCGCAATTGTTGATGAGTATTTTCAGGCACAGATTAATGAGTGCGATGATATGGGAGAGTTGGATAATTTTGAAGAGGCAAAGGA